CTCTGTCTTAATGATCAGAACGTGAGTTGTGGTTATGTCAGGGGATATTTAGATTGGACTTTCCAAACTTTACTTGAAATCCCTATTAGAGGGAAAAAATCTGCCGGTTTTCTCCATGTTAAACCTTATAAAGAGGACTTTTATGGTGTTAAGTTGATTCGAAAGGGTGTGGCTACTAAGGAAGAACAGTTCATAAGTTCTTGTAAGTACTTAGCTGATGCCATTACCAGTATGTATTATATGTGCGCTAAGAATCCTAACGTTAAACCTCTCGAGCTCATGAAGACGTTGAAACCGTCTATTACCAGGCTCAATGTCAAAGTTGAAACAAAGACTGATGTTGATGATGTTTTCCAGATCGAAGAAGGAAAAGAGCCTGATCATGAGAAGACTCGAGTCTTCTTCATTGTTCCTGAATGGGTATATTTGATTACCTATAAGTTGTTTAAGTGGTTTCATGAGTTGAAACAAAATACAGGTGCTAATTTTATTGGATTCACCTGGGGATATAATGGCGCTAAACGATTCTTCAATCATTTGAATTGGAAGAATAACCCAAACAATGTTAAACGAAAATGTGAATGCTTCTCTGGAGACATTTCTGGAAAGGACCAAAGTGCTCAATGGAGCGAATTGGTTATGTATATAGCCTCTTGCTATATTACGTTGGTGCTTGAAGATGAAAATTGTAATGATGCCAAGGTATTGAATGCCCTGATATTGTTTATTTGTACCCATACTTCTTCCCACTTTGTTAAGTGGTTTGGAACATGTTTTAGATATGTTCTTGGTTGCCTTTTTTCAGGGGATTTTAATACCTCTGATTTTAATACTTTTCATATGATCGTGTTGTGGTTTAGTTATATACTTCATAATCTTCCTCGTCCTATGTGGAAACAAGCACTCACAGACCCCGATTTGAATTTCGGGGCTCAGGGTGATGATGTTTTTGGTAAAATACCAGAAGATTATAAGGAATGGCTTACTGGTGATGGTTTCTTTAGGTATATTAAAGAGCGTCATAGTCAAAATCTTAAGGTGGGTTCCTTTGTGAGTTCCCACACGTTTTTAACCGAGATTAACCGTAGCACTGGTCAAATAACTGGTGGTTCAATGATTAAGTTCTTACAACGTTATTTTGTTTATAACGAGTCCACTGGTTATCCGGAGCCTTGGAGGCCGACATTTGTGATAATAAGCAAGTTGTTTGGCCAGAACAAGGTTATTGTTCCGGGTTTGTTTTTGAGTAAATGTATTGGTTTGGCCTATGATACTATGGGCACCAATCCTCACTGTTATTATCTTTTGGAAGAAGCTTTTCGTGCCATTTGCTCCAAATTTAATGTTCTTAATGATGAGATTAAAGAATCAATCAGAGAGAGTGAGGAAAGTATTTATCGTTCTTGCAACTATAAGTGGGGTATAACTATTACTGCTGATCAGTATTATGACTTCCCAAAACTTCATAGGATATATGATCTGTTTAATAAAGATCCTCCTACTGAAGAGATTGCTGATAAAGTTAGTCGTGAACCTAAAACCAGCTATCACCTATCAAATCTTCAGAAACAGTGAGCTTAGTGGATGTCTAAGTTGCGCG